ATTTCAAACATCAGAGGATCCGAGGATACTTGTGATTCAACCGCAAAGTGCATCGCATGGCGTTACATTAACTAGGGCAGATACCGTAGTATTTTGGTCGCCTGTTTTAGGAGTAGAAACTTACTTACAATGTATTGCTAGGATGGATAGAGTTGGCCAGAAGAACAAGATGACTGTAGTACATTTACAAGGGTCTGAAGTAGAAAGAAGGGTGTATAAAAATTTACAAGGTAAAGTAGATATGCATACATCATTAGTTGATTTATATAGAGAGGAGTTAGAAGATGTCTGATCAAATCGAAATGGATAAGTTAGTAGAAGTTTACTTGACAATCCGAAACGAACGTGACAATATAGCAAGACAGTACGAATTACAAGACGCAGGACTGAAAGAGCAAATGGCCAAGATAGAATCTCTTATGCTTGACAAGTGCAATGACATGGGTGCTGACAGTATTAGAACTGGGACAGGAACAATAATTAAGAACTTGAAAGAGACTTATGTTTGTGGTGATTGGGATAATTTCAAACGGTTTATTATTGATAACCAAGCACTAGAATTATTACAACAACGTATTAGTACAACAAACTTAAGGGAGTATTTAAGTACGAGAGAAGATGAAGGAATGCCCCCAGGAATTAGCACTATGCGGGAGTATAAGATAACAGTACGTAAACCAAGTAAAAGATAATTAGGAGATATTATGAGTAATGACATTATTTTACAAATGAAACAACAAGGCCTTGCAGTACAGACAGGTTTAGATGCAGATACTTTAGCGGTTGCCGGAGGCGGTGCATCACAAGGTAATAAAAGAATTTCTATTCGAGGTGGTGTATTCCGAAAGGTAGTAGGAGGTAAAGAAGTAGCTAACATAGAAGATAGACACATGGATGTTATTATTACTAAGATGGCTCATACAGCATCAAGAACATTCTATGCTCAGTCTTATAAAGAGGGTGAAAAGATTAGTCCCGCATGTTGGTCTAGTGATTCAAGAGTGCCTGACGCTGACGTACAAAGCCCTCCCGCTAAATCGTGTGACACTTGTCCACATAGTGTAAGAGGCGCGGACAAACAATGTCGTCTATCATGGAGAACTGCGGTAGTATTACCAGATAATCCGGGCGGTGATGTGCTTCAATTAGTATTACCCGCAACGTCCTCATTCGGCAAAGAAGATAGTGGTAAGTATCCATTTAGACCTTATGTACAGATGTTAGCAAGTAATAATATTAGTGCTTCTAGAGTAATTACTAAAATGCAGTTTGATACTAAATCACCAACACCTAAGATTTTATTCTCTGCATCAGGTATTGTTCCTGAAGATCAACTAGACGCAATTGCTAGGCAAAAAGAATCTAAAGAGGCTGAACAAGCTATTAAGTTAACAGTATTTCAAACAGATTCTAATGCCCCTACAGTAGCAGAACCGGTAGCACAACCTGTAGCCCAAGCGCCAGTAGCAGAACCCGTAGCTCAGGTAGTAGAACCTGTAGTAGATGATATTCCAGAGCCTACATTAAGAGAGTCAGATAACAACAATACAAGTAAAGTAAATGATGTGTCTGACATTATTAGCAAATGGTCAACCAAAGAATAGGAGAGAAAATGTCAAGACCTTATAGTGATAAGTTATTAGTAGAGCTGAGTAGAAATGACTCTGACTCTATTGGCCTATCCTTAGCTAGACTATGTGTAAAATTAAACCTACCTATGATGCATTTGGCTAAAGCGCTGAATGTGTCTAGGTGGACACTACACAAATGGTTTAGAGGAGAGGTTATATCTAGTAGGTATAAGAAAGATTTAGAAGTTGCCTATGAGATAATAAGTGAAGCGGAGAAGAATGAGAAACTCCCTGCGCCTAGAAAAGTAGCAAAGGAATTTATACTAAATAATATAAATTTTAGTATCCACTAAACTAAAAAAATAGTACAATAAGGATGCTCCCTTAGTGACAAAGAAAAACTACGATATTACGTAGGGGCACCCTGTTGACTAAAAAAATGGAAAGTCACTGCAAATGATTAAACAATTTTATGAAAAAGCACTACCACAGAAAGGTGTCTACTGCGTAGCAGATATAGATGCAATAACGAAACGAACTAAACATAAATTTGTAGAGTCCATCGACGAACTAGTAGAAACAATTGAAGTCAAAAAAGCTCAAGGCGTTAACGTCTTTGTAGCAATGAGTACCTTCAAAGGCTATAGTAGAAAGGCGGATGAAACAGATAGCGTAAGATCCTTCTTTGTTGACCTTGATGTTGGTGAAGGCAAAGGTTACTCAAGTAAGGAAGAAGCTCTTAATGCACTCGAAGATTTTACAACTAAAAACAAATTACCGCCTCCAGTTAAAGTGGACAGTGGTACGGGCGTACATGCTTATTGGATATTTGACCGAGATATACGAGCAGATGAGTGGAAGCTATATGCTACTAAGTTTAAGGATTATTGTATATCCAACGGTCTCCAAATTGATCCAGTAGTAACGGCCGACTTAGCGCGTATCCTACGTAGCCCAGACACCTTCAATCATAAGACAAACCCTCCAAGCCCTACTAAATTACTAGGCGATAGTATCCCGGTATACAACTTTGATATGTTCAAGGAGTTTTTAGGCGAGATTGAGATGAGTATGGAGCAAGTATTAGCTTTAGCTCCTAAAGGTGGTATGAGTGAAGAACAAAGAAAGATTCTTAAGCTAGATAATTTCCAAGCAAGTTTCCAAGACATAGCAGTAAAAAGTATGCAAGGTCAAGGATGTAATCAGATTAAGTTCGTGCTCGAGAATGCTAAGGACTTACAAGAACCTATATGGTATGCCGGGTTATCAATAGCGCAACATTGTAAAGATAGAGGCACCGCAATTCACTTGATGTCTGAGGATCACCCTACCTACAATAAAGAGGCAACAGAAAGAAAGGCTAACCAGACACAGAATATGCCTTACTCTTGTATTAAGTTTGAGGAAACTAATCCCGGCCATTGTGAAGGATGTAAATTCAAAGGTAAGATTACTAACCCTCTAGCTATCGGAAAAACATTTCAACAAGCTGAGCCTCAAGAAACTCATGTAAAAGAGATGCCAGTGACTAAAGAAGAGGGGGTACAGTTAGTAACGCAAACAGTACTAGTTGACCTACCAAAAAACATGTATCCATATGTATACGGCAAGAACGGCGGTATCTATATGATTATGCCGATTGAGGAAGAGGGAGAAGTTAGACCACCTAAACTAGTATATGAGAATGACCTGTTCCCTTTAAAAAGAATTAAATCTCCTATGGATGGTGACTGCTTATTAATGAAGCACATATTACCCCAAGACGGAGAAATAGAATTTTATTTACCAATGACAAGCGTTTATTCACAAGATAAATTTAAGGAGGCTATGGCAAGAAATGGAATATTATACGACCCTAAAAACGGTCAAGGAGGAGCTATTATGGACTACATAATAAAATGGGGAAAACATTTACAAACAACACAAAAGGCAGATATTATGAGAATGCAGATGGGATGGACACCAAACAGAGAATCTTTCGTAATTGGTGAAAGAGAATTAACTAGAGACGGGCATGATATAGAGGCACCAACCTCTCCTCTTTGTCGAGGCATAGCAAGTCATATGAAAACACACGGTACTTACGAGTTGTGGAAGGAAGCCGCAAATAAATTAAATCAACCTAGTTTAGAGCTTCATGCATTTACTATGTTGGCCGGGTTCGGTTCAGTTTTAATGGACTATACTTCGACATCGGGTGTAACGATTTCTTTAACAGGAGAATCTGGTGCGGCAAAAACAGGAGCTTTATATTCTGCACTCAGTTTATGGGGCCACCCTAAAGATTTAAGTGTTTTGAATGCTACTGAAAATGGTATGGTAGGACGCTTCCTAGGGCTCCACAACATTCCATTCGGACTCGACGAGGTAGGTAACATACTACCTAAAACGCTCTCACAGACGATCCACAATATATCGCAAGGTAAGTCGAAAATACGTATGCAAGCGTCGGTAAATGCAGAACGAGAACATGAAATGTCAGCATCATTAATTGCTATTTTTACCTCAAACCATTCTTTATATGACAAATTAACTACGTTGAAAAAAGATCCAAATGGTGAAGTCGCTCGGTTAGTAGAATTTTCTATTAGAAAACCACAGATTTTTAAAGATGACGCAACTATGGGTAGAGAAATATTTGATAAGTTTAGATTTAATTATGGATGGGCAGGACCTGAGTTTATTAAAACACTATACAGTGTCGGAGACAAACACATAGTAGAATTAACGGATAAATGGTCACTCAAATTCCAAGAAGTATTTGGACTAGATACTGCTTATCGATTCTATGAAAACTTAGTCGCTGTAGCTATGACTTCTGGCGAAATTGCTAACGGAGTTGGTATTGTTAAATTTGACCTTGATAGGATATTTAATTTCATCGTTGGTGAGATGATTGCCATTAGAGATAATGTGGTCAAAGTTAATAATGTGGACTACGAAAGTTTACTAGGTGAATTTATTAATAACAACCAACAGAATATTCTTGCATTGAAAGATGGTAGGGTATCTATGGAACCTAGAGGCTCATTACTTATTAGAGCTGAGGTAGACGATGGTAAGATGTATATTGCTAAGCCTACATTCAGAGCTTTCTTAATTGAGCAAAACGTTAGTACGAAAGAGTTCTTACATCAAATGAAAGTAGCGGGTAAAGAAATAGTATCTGTTAAGAAACGTATGGGTAGTGGATGGAAAGATGCTACGGGTGCAATGAATGTAGAAACTTATGTAGTTGATATGAACCACTATATGCCGGAGATATTACAAGAATTAGATAATGCGGCTTAGTGAACCAGTTTGGGTATTCCCTTTAGACTTTATGGAAATAGGAGAGAGTTTCTTCATTCCAACCTTAAAACAATCGGCCATGATTTTTGCAGTGGAATCAGCGGCCAAAAGAGCTAAGGTAAGGATAAGGGTTTACCCATCTTTAAAAGAGGGATGTTTAGGCATTAGGGTCTGGCGTACTGGCTAGAACCCTGCCTTCTCTCGTAGTGTACCTGCGTTAGCGTATACTCTTTGCTCCATTTCTTTTAATCTTTTTAACTCTACTTTTTTCTGTTCTGCGGGCATGTCAGACTCAGTAATTATTCTAGCTCTTTGACGTATCTTACTTAGTAATGAGCCCATTCTATTCACCGTTGATTTTAGTTTGAGTAAGTCTTTCTTCTCTTTCATGTACAACCTAGCAGTAGGGATATCATTTTGTTTCAGGCGGTTAAAACTTGCTACCGCTGTCATTACTTCGTCACGTAGTTCATAAAAGTCTGACTGTGCCTTAGTACCAAACTCTCTAGACACGAACATCGACATACCCGGTATTGAAGCAACAAAGTCTCTACCAGATAAGTCAGGTCTTTCTCTACCATAACCCGCCGCAATGACATCGTTAGTAGCCAAGCCTATCAGACCTGCAGTGTAACCTAAGTAGCCTTTAATGAGATGATCCCATGTTTTAGGGGAGGTTGTATTGCCGGTAATATCACTAAATAATCTAGCTATCTCCATAGTCGAGTTGTTATACTGTAATTCTTTTTCTAACTGTTGCTCGAACTGCCCTACAATAGGTCTACCAGTAAAGAAGTCATAGTTAATAGAGGTCTCTAATATAGGAGTAATTGCTTGAGGTAGAGGAGTAGGTCCGACAATGGCCAGTGCTGTCGCATCAGCTAAAGATTTCATCAACTTAGTATCATCTATACCTTCAAATTTATATCGTTGTATTAGGTTCTCTGGGATAATTTTAGTTACTAGAGTAAATATATCGTTACGTAGTGGGATACTTAGTCCGTCTGTGCCGGGTAAAATAAGTCTTCTATTTCGTACAGCAGGGTCTAGTTTTTCATACCCTTCGTCATCACCTAGCAAGAAGCTATATACCATACTTAACAATAACGCTTTAGTTGCTGTGCCTATAAGAACCTTTATTGCCTCATTCTTCTCTTGTACTGAAATACCTTTACCTGAGATAGTTTTTTGAGCAACGTTCATAGCCTGTAAATAAGCTCCGAAGAAAGGTATGGTCTGTCTACCCGCACTAACAATAGGGCTTGATCCGGCTCTTCTAAAGTTAATGATTTCAAAAGCTTTTTCTAACGCAGCATCTTTGTTGCCGCCCATGATCTTACCACCTACCCTAGTACCACCTGTCTCAAGCAATGTTCTGTTATACACTGCTTGTCGAACCGCGTTGTCCGAGGCATTCGCAAACTTCTCAAACGGGGATAATAATAGGTCACGTAGTGAAGCTTTCTTCAAGCTTTGTGCTACTTTAGAATCGGCTCTATCAGTAAAGGCAGAGTAATCTCTTTGTCCTACTACACCGAAGCCCATTAACTCTTTTCTTGTTTGACTTGTGCCAGTTAATGTTTTAAAGAACTCA